TTTATAACTCTTTACTTTAGGCTGAAACCTCTTTTTTGGCTCAGGTAAATAAAAATTAGTTTTAACTTTTTTAAGATCACTTTTATCAAAGTTAGCAAAAAATTTAAGTCTTTTATTATCTGTATTTAAATCATCATAAAAATCATCTATCTCTTCATTCACAAAACTAATATAATTTTTAATACCCATTATATAAAAATAATATCTAATGAGTTATTTGTAAAATATTTATCTAGGTCACTTAAACAACCTGTACGATTAGTAAATTCATATTTTACTAAATCATTTAAATCTTTTACCTTTCTTGCAGGTATATCAAAGTCTTTTAAAAACTTATCCCACATAAATACAGTTTGGCCACCTTTTAATTTTTCAATCATTCTGGTTTTACCTTCCATATCATTATCAAAGAAATATCTTGCTGTAGGTATTTCATTAAATTCAATTATTTGTTTTTTAACTCCTGTTAAACCGATAGAGTTATTCATAAACATTGCATCTATAGGACCTTCAAATATAGAAAAGTCCCTAGACATATCTACATTTAAAATACCAAATAACATTGATATTTTATTTAAGTTATCTAATTCTTCTTCGTTTACATCTAATTTTAAGTTTAGCCTATCATAGATTCTTTCTATATTCCATGTTTTATATTTAGGGCCACCATTACCACCTAAGTCTCTGGTTTGGAATCCTAATATTTTACCGCTAGGTGTTAAATTAAAAACATATAATTCTCTACGTCTTGGATCAAAACCAAATCTTTCAGTTTTATGATGGAGCAGCCTACTCTTTAAATAGGGGTATGCCTGATAAGTTAAAGTATTAATTGGATATACATTAAAACCTAAAGCTATTTCTTCAAATGTTAATGATAGTTCTTTAGCTTTATCAAAAAGATGAAAGTCTAAATTTTCACCTAATGAAAAATGTTTTCTATTTTCTTTAATATAATTAATTACATCAATTCTATCATCACCTTCAAAGTTTTGGTTATGTTCGGCTAAGAAAACATCTAATGATGCGTGAGCTGAACAATTATAACAATGAAAGTATAAATCATTCCAATAAAGATTACCTCTCTTCTTTCTAACATTATCAGTTGAATCTCCACAATAAGGACATGCAAAATTTAACCTTCCTTTACTCTCCAGCATTCTTCTTTTTTCTGGGTGAGTATGGTTAGTATGAAGAACTCGGACCACCTTATCGATGATCCGAGCTTTCATTTCAGAAGATATAATTACTTCTTCTGCCATAATTATTAAAGATCTAACCCATTAATGAATTCATCAAAATCTTCTTTTTTCTCAGTGCTTGCAGCAGGTTGAGTTTCAGTTTTTGTTTCAGTCGTTACTTTAGTTGCAGCAGCTTCAGTTACTTTTGTATTAACTGGAGCTGGTTTTGATCTTGTGATGTTTTGTATTGAATCACCTGGAGAAGTAAACTGAGATAATACATTCATTACTTTTCCTCTAATTGAATCATCCCATGCTTTATAACCCCAACTTGTTAATTCAGGTGCAGTTGATAACAATTCTAAAATTGCTTTACGACTTGCATCATCATTAGCAACCGGTTCACCACCGATTGTCATTGGAGATTTATTACCATGAAATTTACATGAGTCATAGTTTGGATAACCACCTTTCTTAGAAATTACTAATTCAAAGTTCTTTCCTTCGAATGGATCAAATACTTGTGTAGGTTCATCAAATTGTGGATTCAGTTCTTCATCAATTTTAGTTTTGATTTTATAACCGAATTTCATAATTTTAACTTGTCCCTCTAAGTCTCTGTTTTGTGGATCCTTTACGATTTGTACCAATGCATAAAATACTTCTCTACGCTTTAAACCTTCTGACATCTTTTTGTCTACTGCAGATTCAGAGTTTCTTAGTTTGAAGAACATATCCTGTACTGGACATTTTTCTCCAACTGTTGAAGGTGAATCAGCGAAAAAGCCGTTTCCTTCTCTGTCTTCTAGCCAGTAAACGAATTTACGCTCGAATGGTTTTCTTGGGTTTTTTGCATTAGGTAGAAACCTAATTAAAGATCGGTAGATACCGTCTTGTCCTTGATCTGGTTTAGGTGTGTATAAATCACTTCCTGCTGTGGAAGGTCTTTCACCAGTGTCTAAATCTTTTACACTTACATTAAAAATGTCGAATTCATTTGCCATGTTAATTGCCTTTTTTTTGTTATTATTAATTTATAATTGATAACAAAGCTCTGTGCCTAAAACTACTTATGTTAATTGCCTATTTACTTTGCCTTGTTATCGCCTGTTTAAAAGTAACCATTTAATTATTGATTCCTTTGTTTATTATATATTCACTAAGTCAGTTTGTTTCAGACTACATGAATATTTTTATCTATTATTGCCGTTATATCATTCTCACGTAAACTAAATATAGTATTACCATTATATTTAAATTCAGTCCCAGCTAAATCATGAAAAAGAATTTTAGTTCCTATTTTATATTCACTATCTTCTACACCATCACCTACTCCAATGATTAATCCTGAATATGGTGGAGCATACATGCCTTCTTTTTTTAATAAGATTATACTTCCAGTTCTCTCTGGTTGTTTATCTTTTTTTACAAAAATTCTATTTCCTAAAGGTTTTAACATATTATTTTAAATTTAATTAGTATAAAGCTGAAACAAATTCCACAAGTTGCAATATAATTTTTAACTGTTGAACTGAAGAATAGTATCTAGTTGCTAGCCTTTAATGCTTTAAGTATAAAGTAGGCATCAATGATATCATCAATAGGCTTAGGTATTTTAATGCTGAAGTCTTTACCTTGAGTCCATTTCCATAGTTTAGTAGATCTTAAGTTCTTGTCATTAAGTACATCATCTTGGAATGCTTTAGCCATATAATGTTTATTTGCATTTCCTTTCCCAGCTAACTTCTTTACATGAGATGGTTGAAATATAGATAGATTCTCTATAGTATATTTTTCTATCAGTTCTTTTCTTAAAAAAGTATTATATTGAATAATGTCTATAAATGAATTCCCTTTGGATCCATATGAAAATCCTTCTAGTGCTATAGCAACATCATCTCCCTCAAATAATGTTGAAAATATGTTAACCATTAAAGAACTAATATTTCCAGCATCTTGTAATTTCTGTCGTTCTCTTGGCAAAAATTCTTTACTAGTTACATCTCTATGATAAGGAAATCCTAATATTGCAGTATCATCCATTAATTCTTTATGCACACTAAATGATTTAGGTATTTTTCTACCCTCTTCATCCCATATACGATTACCGTAATTAAAAAATGTTATAAAATTATATTTCCCATCTTCTGTTTCTATACAGGCACCTGGGCTATTTAGTGAAAAGTCAATTCCTATATTAATCATTCTATTTATATTCTCTTACCAAGAACTGCACCTAACGCAGCTCCGACAAGACGTGAAGTCATTAAATCATATAATACACCTTTTTGGATACCTAAGACTTTAGCAATTGCTTTACCTACAGTTTTACCTAATGCAAAACCACCTAGTCCACCAAAAATACTACCAAGAATACCTTCATTTACTATTTCTTCTACACAAGATTCTAAATCTTTGCCATCTTTATGAGCTTCCATAATTCTGTCAACCGCCATATCAATAGCAGCATCCTGTTCTTCTGTTAAATCATGAGATTCATTTAATAAACTTTGTATATCAAAATTTTCTTCTTTTGTTTCTATTAAGTAGTCTTTAAAGGTTTTCATTATATTTCTTTATTTGTTTATATATTAAGTTATGTTAACTACAACATCTAAGACATTATAGGTAAACTCTAAATCAAAAGTTTGGAATTCAACGGTGTTACTTGAGAAGTTTAAATCTAATGCACCAATATTTGATATAAACATATCTTTTAATTGAACTGTTACAAATACAGTCCCATCAGCATCTAGCATTTGAACACCTACTCCTTCAGGTAAATATGGATGTTTCCCACTTAATTTATAATAATAATCAAACATTTCTACAGCCATCCAATAATTAACATAGCCATCAAATGCTTGCATAGTAACTGTTAATGATTTATCAAATAACTGTTGTGTTGGTATACTTGTTCTAAATGCTCTAGTATTTCCTGGGTAATCTGTTTGTGTTACTGGATCAAATGAAGGTCCTGGTAAATTAATAGATTGTATTCCATAATTCCAATAATCAATAGGTTCTTTAATTAAACCACCAGGTATCCTTGTAAGAAATGGTTTATATTTCTCAGCAATAGATTCTGGTATAAAATTCCTTGGAAAATCAAACTTAAATTGATTATTTCTAGCACTTAATATCATATTGAGTATTGTTGTAAATTATTAGCTGCAAGTTTATAAAAATCTTTTTGATTATTATATATGCTATCTGTTTTTCTTAAAGCAATACTT